GTTTCTCCTCTTTGTGCGTGAGTGCGGTTACCCGATCGCGAAGCTCGTCCAACTGAGCGAGCAGCTCTTTCAGTTCCGTGGCGTGCACCATGACGTAGTCGTCGCGTTGCGCCAGCTTGCGCACCACGGCCAACGAGCCGTCGTCCACGGTGGCGTCCAGGAACCCTTCGCAAAGGCACACGTAACGTCCGGCGCTGTGGCTGGCGTTGCGGTCAAAACCGTGGGGGTGCGCGGGGTCTTGTGAGCAGCTCGGCTCGTCATCGAGGCTGCCAGGGTCGCCGCGCATGTTGCGTTTCTTTTGCATTTTCAGTTCTCCATAGTTATCGTAAATCTCTTTTATCGTTCCAATCGCGTTGGCTGTCGACGGGTATATCTTTCACGGCATCGTGTTGAGCTTGGATGATAGCGTCAGAACCAACGTTGATGAATATAGCGCCGGGTGCTGCATACTGTTCGAAGCTTTTCCAGCACTTAGCATCATAGTTCACGGTGGAGTCGAACGGCGGGCGCAGCTCTTCGGCTACCGGTTTCAGGAACGGTAACGCAGATCCAATGATCTTTGCGTGGCCGATTTCGCCGGGTTGCATGTTTCGCGCAACCGCGATGCCTTTGCATTTGGTGTTTGGCCAAGCGATCTGAAACGCTCGGATAGCGGTGCCCGTCGAAACGCTCATCCAGACTTCGGTAGGGTCACCGCCGATTTGCTCGCTAATCTGAGCAGCCAGCTTTACAATGCCTGCGGTCACCAACGGCGCTTTGGACAAGCCGGGTGGCAAGTACTCAGCACCGTGTTTTTCAGCCCAAGCTTTTGCCCAACCGTTCAGGTTCGGCATGCGGACGATCTTGGCGAATCGCAGCTCAGCACCATGGTAGAGCAAAGCACGTTGATGCACCGACGGCTCTTTGGCTGCGGGGCAAAAGAAAACGCACTTCTTGCCATACAGCTTCCCGAGCGTGGCAATCGCGTTGGGGGCCATGCCGGCTCGAGGCGCTACGTAAACGAGTTTGTCGCTCTGGGTTTGTGCGATGAGCTGTTCGGCCCCATAACCCTTCAAGCTGATCTGGCTCAAATCGCCTCGAAAAATCCAGCGATTGCCGTGCGAGGTAACGACTGGCGGCGTTAATTTAGATACGAACCCGCTGCTCATCGACAAGTAATGTTCGCGTGCTCGATGTACGTCCATTTCGGGCGGGATGTCGCGGTTGGTGCGGTCTTCGGTTACTGTGAACATTCGGTTACTCCAGTGGGGGCCGACTGGCCCCGATTGTCAGAACGAAGGGTCTTCATACTTCTCGCGGTGTCCGAGCCGTAAGCCGCAGCTGCTGGCCTTTACGAGGCGCTTAGTCTCGGGGTTGACAAAGTGCTCAGCCCACTGGCCGTTTTTCATTTTACGGAAGATGCGCCGATGACCGTTGGGGTTGGGCGTGTACTCGTAGACTTGCTGCTCGCTCATGCCGTTGGAATCAACGCGTCGGGCGTCGTCTTCCTGCACCACGATGTAACGTTTCAGGTTGTTGACCTCGACCACGGTGGCGGGGTAACGGTCCGACCACGCGAGCAGGGTCGCGGGCATCCCCGCGTAGGGTGGCTCGCCCGTGGTGCGGCTCGAAAGAACGTGATTGACGAGGCTTCCGGTTTGAGTTCCTAGTTTCATGCTAATGCTCCTGAGTTATTGAGTTAGATGCAGTTTTCAACGATCTTCGATGGATTGGATTGACTCGACTTCGATGTCGTGATCGTCAGCGTTGGGATAGTCGCTGTCGTAAAGCTCTTCGATGGCGAGCTCAGCAGCTGCTTCAGCATTCTCGGCTTCGACTTGGATACGCACAAAACCTGTGAGACGCAGCTCGACTTCGAATGTTTTCTTTTCCATGTTTAGTTCTCCAGTTAAGTTATTAAGTTGTTTCATTTACCGATGACCGAACTATAGTGCACTTTTGTGCGGTTGAAAAGGAAATCATTCAAGCAACCGCTTAGCGGTTCAATGGGGCGGTTGAGCGGCATTGAATGACCCGCAGTGAGCCTGAACGAGCAGCCGTTTGGGCGATCGTTCGGGGTGATCGTTCGGTCAAACGATCGACCAAACGATCGACCGAACGATCGGTTTCAGAGTGGCTAAAGCGTTCGACGGTCAATGGTTGCCATTGGGGAGGTAGCATGTTGCCGCTGAGGACTTAAAAACGACCGCTCGAGGAACCCTAAAAGTGATCGTTCGTTTGGTTTGATCGTTCTTAAAGAAACCGACCAAACGAACGATCGATTTTGAGGGTTGAAGGGAGATACCGAACGGTCGAGTTTGGGGGCTAAACGGCAGGGGTTGAATCTGTGCGTAAACGTTCCCTTGTCGCTCTGATCGGCTGCGGTGTGGGGGAGGCCTAAAGGCGCTCCCCACACACACTCCGCACAATCCGAGCGCCTGAGCTTGCGGTGGCGAGCGATCGTTCGGTCGGCTAATCGTTCGAACGATCAACCAAACGATCAAAATCGAACGATCGAAAGATAGTTGCCGATTGAGAAAAAGCCGGGTTATAATGCGCCGCACTATGAAGGAAGAAAAACCAACGCAAGAAAAAGCCCCGGTTGCTGGAAAGCGCCGTCCGGGGGGTGCGCAACCCGGTGCGGGAAGGCCGGCGTTCGTGCCAACCAAGACCGAGCGAGAGCTGGTGGCGACGCTCTCGGGCTACGGGTTGCCGCAGGATCAGATTGCGATTTTGGTCCGGGATGGAATCGACCTGAGCACGTTGCGCAAGCACTTTGAGCGCGAGCTGCTGCTCGGCAAGGCGAGCGCCAACAGCAAAGTCGGCAAGACACTTTTCACTAAAGCGGTTGAGGGCGACACGGCCTCGGCCATCTGGTGGTCGAAGACGCAGCTGCGCTGGGCCGAGACGCACCGCATTCAGCACGCCGGAGCGGACGATGGGCCGCTGCGGGTTGAGGTAAATGTGTTTGACGAGATTCTGAAAAACATCGAGCTCAAACGGCGTCAGCCCGATGAGGGCGGCGACAGTGGGCGCGGCTGACTCAACGCTCCGCGACCTGCTGCAAGACTCAAAGCTGCGCGAGGAGTTCGGTCGGCTGCCCCTCGAGCGGCAAGCCGCCTGGGCATGGCGGGCGCTGTGGCTTTCGAAAGCGCATCGTCATCAGCTGCTGCCCGAAGGCGCGTGGTGGACGATATGGTTGATGCTTGCGGGCCGTGGCGCGGGCAAGACTCGCACCGCCGCCGAGCAAGTCGGCTGGTGGGCTTGGAGCTACCCAAAGACCCGGTGGTTGGTGGCCGCGCCGACCAGCAGCGACGTGCGCAGCACGTGCTTCGAGGGCGACTCGGGGTTGCTCACCGTGATACCGCAGCCGCTCATCAGCGACTACAACAAAGCGCTGCACGAGCTACGCCTGACCAACGGAAGTCTGATTAAAGGCATACCAGCTTCGGAGCCTGAACGGTTCAGGGGGCCGCAGTTCCATGGCGGGTGGTGCGACGAGCTGGCGGCTTGGGAATACTTGCAAGAAAGCTGGGATCAAATCCAGTTCGGCGTGCGCCTGAAGTTGCCCGACATGAAGTCGCGGCTCCTCATTACAACAACGCCCAAACCCCGCGACCTCATCGTCGACCTCATCAGCCGTGAGGGCGCGGACGTCACGCTCACCACAGCCAGCACTTACACCAACGTCGACAACCTGAGTGACAACTTCCGCTCGCAGATCCTCGCTTACGAAGGCACCAACCTCGGCAGGCAAGAGATCTACGCCGAGGTCATCGACCCCGAAGAGTCGGGCATTGTCAAGCGGGACTGGTTCAGGCTCTGGCCGGCGGAGAAAGAGCTCCCGAAGCTAGAGTTCATCGTTCAGTCGTACGACTGTGCCTTCACGGAGAAGACTCAAAACGACCCCACAGCGTCGATTACGTTCGGGGTATTTAAGCCGCAAGACGGCCCCATGAGCGTGCTGATCATTGACGCGTGGCAGGATCGGTTGCAGTACCCCGACCTCAAACCCAAAGTCATCGACGAGTATGAAATCGTGTTCGGCGAGGGCCGCAACCTTAAGAAGGTTGACCTCGTGCTGGTTGAGGACAAAGCGGCGGGCATCGTGCTGATTCAAGACCTTCAGCGGGCGCATATCCCGGTGCGGGCCTACAACCCCGGCAACGCCGACAAGGTTCAGCGGCTCAGCATCGTGGCCAACATCGTGCGTGCGGGCCGGGTCTACGTCCCGGAGTCGAGCGTGCGGGCCGGCTACGTGCGGGACTGGGCCGAGGGCATGATCGCGCAGATATGCAGTTTCCCCAACGCTACGCACGATGACTTTGTGGACGCCTTCTCGCAGGCGCTGCGGTATCTGCGCGACGCGAGCTGGCTCAACATTGACCCCTCGCCGCGTGATGACTACGACCCCGAGGATTACATCGACGCGCTCAACGACTCGCCGGATTACGCCGGCCCAAGGGTGAACCCATATGCCGCCTAGCCTACTGCCGCCCACCCCCGAAGAACTCGAAGAACTCCGCCTCCGCCGCCGGGCGTCTCAGCTGAAGGGTTACGGCGAGGGCGCTGAAGACCCCACGGCTCAGGCGCTGCTCAACGTGCGGCGCAATCTCGGCGAGGCGGGTCGGGCCGTAGTGGGCGCGAAGCCCTACGACGAGACCAACCCCACCGGGTCGTACCGCGCCGTTCAGGCGCTGATGAACGCCCCTACCCCGGCGGCCATCATCCCTGAGGCGGCTCAGGCTGCTGGCAAGGCCGCCACCGCACTGAGCGGGCTGGGGGCGCTGGGAGTCGTCAAGCCCAAGGGCGGCAACTGGGTAATCGGCTCGGTTGAGCGCGGGCTGAGGCAGATGAAGCAGAGGTTCGCCGGGGACACAATCGACCCCGCAAATTTGATACCTGTACCCAACCGCCCGCCTGAGTACCCCGGCATGATGTATAGGTCGGAGGACGGCGGGGGTATCATCGTGAATCCGGAGCAAGTTTCTCGGTTGCGGGCTCTGGGCGAAATCAACAACTGGATCGACACCAAACTCGGCAAGTACATCAAGAACGAAATGGCCACGCCGGAAGACCCGGTGCGGGCGCTGGCTGAGCGCGAGATCCTTCACTTTACACCGCGAGGCGGTGCAGTTTCCGCTCATACGAACCGTGAAATGCTGGGTATGCCCACCGAGCCCACCGCAACCTCTCCGTTGGCGCAAAGCTGGGAAGATGTCGCGGACGCCACGATCAGAGGCGGACCTTACCGAGAAAAATTACCAATGTCGGTCAATGAGGCTCAGATCGACGTTCCCGAGACGTTGCGTCAGCTCGGCGGCGAATATGCCGTTCAGAACCCTGATGCCTTAGCTTATGAGCTAAATCGAGGTATGCCGCTGTCAGAGGGTCTTGGATTCAAGCACCTTATCGACGAGCTGCGCAACGCCACCGATCCCGACTCGGGCCTGCCGAGGTCGTTGCAGTTGAGCCCCGAAAAGCTGCAGAAGGTCACGGTTCCGCAGGCCGTCGAGCTAGTCGACAAGATCAACAAGTGGCGAGCCGAGCAGAAGGCGGCGGCTGACCTCAAGCGCTCACAGAACGCCGCTACGGTTGAGTACAAGGCGTACGAGACTATCCCCGGCACCACCGAGCCCAACGAGCGGGGGTTGCGCTGGGTTGAGTTGAAAGTGCCAACAAATAAATCGATGCCTGAAGACGAGTACACCGCAGGCATAGAGAAGCTGTCCGACGCCCTCAAGTACGAAGGCGAGGTGATGGGCCACTGCGTCGGGGGTTACTGCCGGGATGTGGTTGGAGGCCGAACGCGCATCTACTCGCTGCGCGACGCCAAGGGTGAGCCGCATGTGACGATTGAAGTTGAACCCGGTCGCCTCAGCGGTAAAACGAGCCTTGAAGATTGGGCTCAAACCTATGAGAAAACTCATGGCGCTGGCACATCAGCCGAATTTTTAGCGAACCACCCTGAAATAGCAGAAGCGTTTGTTCCGACCATTAAACAAATCAAAGGCAAAGCCAACCGCGCCCCCAA